GTAGTTGGTATAACACTAAACACTCTAATGAAAGTATTTAGGCCATCTATTATCAGTACTTTCTCATTGGGATTATTGGAGTAAGAATCGCCGCCGTTTTTCTTTATTTCATTTAGTATCGATATGTATCGACCATTACTCATCGCCAACCACTTCGTCTGTATATTCCACATCATCAATACCCAACTCTTCAGTTTGATATTTTAAGATTGATGCTTCACATATTTTTTCATACAAGTATTCTTCGAGTTCAGGTCTTTCATCCAATACTTTTTTGAAGTCTTTAGATTGGAACTTAATGTCCTCACCTTCATATTGAACTGTATACCACGCTCCAGCTACCTTGACCAACTTGTGGTCTTTCATAACTTGTAACCAACTTCCCTTATCATCAATACCACTATCGAAATATAAGTTGAAGTCAGCGTGTCTTAGAGGTGGCCCTAATCTGTTCTTTATTATTTGGGCTCGAGCTTTCATACCTAAAGTATTTTTCTTCGTGTCCTTTATCTGTCCCATATTCTTTAATCGAATACGAGTTGAAGAATGAAATGGTAGTGCTTTACCACCACTTGTTGTCCACGGATCTCCAAACATAACTCCGAGTTTCTGTCTGAGTTGGTTTGTAAATACCAAGGCTACCCTTTCTCTACCAACCATTTGAGTAATCTTTCTCATGGCTTTTGAGATAACAATAGCTTTTGCTGTTGCCCATCCATCTTTGTCAAAGTCCGCTTCCATCTCTACCTTAGTAGAGGCTGCTGCTAAACTATCAACTAAGATAGTCACTAACCTATCTCTATCACTTTCACGAATCTTCGTGATGATATTTTCAATACATTCAAAAATATCCTCTACGGTTTCAACATGAAGATAAAGTAAGTTTTGAACATCGATACCAATTGTTTCCAACCACTCACGACTAACTGATGTCTCAGTATCTATGTAGACGGCAAGTCCACCTTTCTTCTGAGTTTCTGCTAGGATGTGAGTTCCTATCAAAGATTTACCACTACTTTCCAATCCGTTGATTTCGGTAATACGACCAACGGCTATACCACCATTTGGTCTATTGGAAATAGCTAAGTCTAAGATAGATGAACCAGTTGATATGAACTCCTTGATGTCGGTAGGAGTGGAATCACTTCCATCTAAAAAGTAAGCTACACGATTATCTTTACCAATCTTCTTGTTTAGATTATCGGCAAGAACCTGTGCTAGCTCGTCTTTGACTGCTAAGGCCATTTAGGTCTCCTATCTATTAAGAATTAAAAAGGTCATCGAAAGCATCACTTACATTTTCAGTTGTACTAACTGCTGTTTTTAAAGTTGATGCTGGTACAGATTCTTCTTTAGATTCCTCTGTTTCTTCTCCATCAGGAGTTAACCAATTGTTAAGAGCCTCACTTAGTTCATCGTAAGATAACTCTTGATAAACTTCTGTAATGTCTTTTTGGTTCTCCAAGATATTCTCAAGTTGTGCCTTATCCTCTGTGATAGGTGTTTGATTTGGTTTAACACGGATGTTAGTTTTTGGGAATGACGCTCCAGTCTCTTCTGCGGTCAAGAACTCAACTCCAACATCACGACCATTTAATGGGTCAGCGATATCACCATAATCAGGATCTGCTATAATAGAGAGTAATTCTTGATAAACAGTTTTACCAAAACCCCAAAACTTTACACCTTGTGCTTCTTCTCCACGAACAACCACAGGAGCGAAAGTTCTAAGTTTTGCTTCTAACTTCTTACCAAGTCTCCAATCCTCACGATTACCACTTGACTTTAACTTGTCAGCAAACTCTTCGATTGGGTCAGGTCTTCCAAATGAAGTTGGTGAAAGATAAGACTTTCCACCTAAGTCATAATGAAAAAACAACTCAATAAACGGAGTGTCTTTTTGTAGTTTGTAAGGTACTATTCTGATTTGGGTTTTACCCGGTTGAGGTTTCCACAGATTTGTGGTACGAGTATTAGTTGTTTGTAACTGAGCTAATCTCTTTCGTACTGCGTTAATATCCATTCGATATTCTCCTTATGTTTTATGTTTAATTTGTTAATTATTAATTGTCATTGGTATGACCTTTGACAAATATAAATATAACCTTTTGATAAAATATTCAATTATTTTTAGCTAAAAAAAAGGTGGTGAGTTTTAGATAATTAAAATTATCGGTATATGTAAGAAAGCCTCACCACCTTTATATAAATTGGAAAGTTAGGGAATACAAACACACCCTTCTCATCGCTTTAATTCTGTAAGGATACTTTCCAAAGTTTGAAAATATTGGGATGTAGGATTCTGCGAATTACACTACAACTTTTAGCTCAGATTTTAAATACCTCTTATCTAACACCTATCAGTTACGATAGTTCTCCTCAATAATGGTTAGTTATCGTTGGAGCGAAAACAACTTCCGTGTCATTACCTTAACTCTCTGAGACTAGCTTATTCGGTCACGAGGTGGGACTTCAGTATTACCCTTACCCACAAAGAGGTCTAAGAATCGCTGTTCTTATTTCTAAAAGTACATTCCGAGTCGTATGTCTACGAAACCGTTTCTTATGACCACCACATTCGGCGGTAGGTTAGTCACCACGACATCTCGGCAGATTACCTTATGGGCTTCAAAGACACCCATTATTCGGTCAATCCCCATAGAGAGTTAATTACTCTCTCTACTTTTATTTTCAAAAATTTTCAAAAAACTTACGAGTCGAACCAGTAGTCTCGAAGATCTTGCAGTGATGAATGAACATCTTAATCGACTCGTATATATATATTGTCTTGATTTCTCAAAACAACATTTTTTAATGCTTAATTTTTACCTTTTAATCTACCTTCACCATCTCCACTATTGTATGGAAAGTTTAGTGGTAAACCATCGGGTCCCATCAACTGACCATTCATGGCTTCATCAAAGTCATGCTTCTCCTTATCCGAGATAGTAACATTGTTTTTGATGTTACGAGTTAATTCCTCAACCAACTCTTGGGCGGTTGATACATAACAATTAGCCTCTACGGTAGAATCAGTATCGGTAAGATGATAAGCGTCCGTAAGTTCTGAATTAATCAATTCCAAGTAGTTTAATATTTCTTTTTTAGTCATTATAAAACCTCATATTTAATGTAGTTAGGTAAAGTGTCCAATAAGTACCAAGCTTCTGTTGGTGTGATATCCAAGTACCACAACCCAAACAAACTCGACAAAGACCAAAATAGTAGAAAGTTTTTAATCTTTTTCATTATAAGTACCTCGGTCCTGTCCATCTAAACCAATTAGTTCCACTATCGAAGATAGAACCTCTCTGCCACTTAGCTGGTGCTCTCCATCCAGCGGCTTTGAAGACATCACCTTTCTTGTAAGGGATTCCTTTGAGAACTCCATCGTCATTCGCGATGAATCCCCAAACAGAACTACCTTGAAGGACTTTGGTGTATTTTCTACCAAACTTAACCCTAACACCTTGATTGAACTCGTCAATCATCCTTAACTTGGTTTGTTTCATCCTATCGTCATCAACACTCTGAGGTGAAGACCATTTAGCGTAATCACTCTTGATTCCATCAAGAAGTCTTTCGATTGATTTTCCAAAATCTTGTTTCATATTTTTTTCCTTTTTGTTAGTTATTCTCTCTTTAATCATAGTAGAACTTACAAAGAAAAAATGACAAAGTCAAGTACTTTTTTCAACTTTTTTACTTTTTTTTGTAACTTTGAAATAATTCACTATCCCTTTTTTTCTCTTCCTCACTCTTGACCCTAACTTTCATCTTATGACCACCTAAGTCCATGACTTGATATTTAATTCCCTTTTCAACTACGAAAACAGGTTTTGTATTTTTGAATCTATGTATTTTTCTCACATTTACTCCTTAATTATATGGATTGACTTTTGTTAAATCTGCTCCGACCCAACCTTTGGATTCGGAATAGACCATTTTAAACCTACGACCTAAACCACTCACATCTTGAGATATCCTCACGACCTTACCAGTATCCTTCCACTCAAACATCTTTTTCATTCTTTTGGTTATATACCAACTCTTACTTTCATCGGCGATACTTAAATGGTCGGTGAATGACCAATTTTTTCCAGTTATTGGATGTTTGATAACAAACCTAAACGATTTCATAGTATTTGTCCAACTCATTTTGCTTCCTTTTTTTTGACTTTTTTACTTTTTTTAATTTTTGGATTCCCACGAATGGTTCTCAATCGCAGTTCTATATAACTTCCTAATGACATTATGAAATCCCCTCTATTCCTCTAAGTGTGTCGTACATCTTTTCTTTAAAACCTTCACTCAACCAAGGTAACCTCATCTCATCAGACTCATCAGGTGTTG